TTAGAAATGTCGCGGCTGGTAGACCTTCGGCGGGCGCTGCCGGCGCGGCACCCACAAGCCGGCGTCGGTCATGAGCTTGCGGACCGTTTCCTTTGATAACTGCAGCCCATGGCATTCCCAAAGCTTCTCGCAGGCCAGCGTCGGGCCAAAATCCGCGTAACGCTCGCGGATCACGCTCAAAGCTCGATGCGCCAAATCCTCGGGCAGTTGATGGTTGCTCGGTTGACCGCGTCGCTGCGAAACCAGACCGGCCGGCCCCGAGGCCCGATACCGGGCAACGAGCCGCTCGACCTGTCGTCGACTGACATCGAGTCGCTCCGCGGCTCGCCACGGCATCAGTCGTCCTTCGACGACCGCTTCGACAACTTTGAGTCGATCCAGCTCGCGCATGCTCATCGTGATCGTGTTGGTGTTATTGGCCACGAGCGGCTCCTGGTTGACCATCAGGAACCGCTCAGGATGAACCAAACAGCGACCAACTACGACATTTCAACTTTGCCCAAATACGACATTACAACTTTGCTCTTACAGATTTAACGTTGATAATTCACGTTATGTCAACTCAATGAAGCTAACGAAACACTGTCATTTCCTACAGGTTGAAAACGACGCTTACGATTTGCAACAATGTTTACAAACAAACACATTTTGTTGCTTGCGTCAACTTTCGTCATATGAATGCCGTCGCGCCCCGTCACGGGACGCTCGCTGATTTCCTCGCGCTTACCGACGGCCTGTCCATCGCCCGCGTCTCCGAGCTTCTACGCTGCTGTTCCCGCACCGTCCGGAACTATGTCGCCGGCCGCTCGCCGATTCCATGGCATCGGGTCGAGCTGCTGCGCCGGATCGCGCTTGACTCTAACCGAACCGCCGCGGGCGCGACCACGTCACCGGCGGCGCCAGCCACGCCGGAATCGCCCGTCGTCGCCAACATCGAGCCCGACCCGGCGGCGCCTGACGTTCCTCCTGACGAAATACTCGCATGGGTCGGCGTGCACGCGTCGCATTACCTGTCGAGCCAGCGCAGCTTTGCGTACTACGTGCGCGGCTGGAACGTCGTCGACAAGATTCGGCGCGCAAAGCTCGATGGTACGTTTGCGGCCGTCTTGGCGCGATGGCGCACCTTGTCGCTCGAACTGCCGCGCATGTGGCGCAGCGGCCCGCTTTGGGCTGGCATCGGGCCACCGGCTTATGTCCGTCGCGAAAGCGGGTTGTAACGATTGTGTTACCCTCCTGCCTTCATTTTCACAACAGAAAAAGGACCAGCTATGGCCTATTCCGGGGTACGTCGCGCGTGCGGCGTGTTTGCTGTCGCATGCCTTTCGGCGTTTGTTGCTCAATCCGCAGCGGCGGCCGGCGAATCGCGGCCGGGCGTTCATCAGATCAAGGGCGGTACGTGGCTGGGCTGCGATACCGAAGAGCGTTTCGACAAGATCATGTCCTACTCGGTTTCCGGGGACAAAGCCGCTTTCAAGAAGGCCGCCGTCGCCGCAATCAACGCTGGCAATTGCACGTTATTTCGTGACGGACAGACCGTTCACCTTGCCGATGTGAAGATCCTTGGCGGCACGATCAAGATTCGCCGCGACGGCGAGACCGACGAGTATTGGACGAACCGCGAAGCGGTCAAGTAACCCCCCTCCAAAGCCCGCACCAGCGGGCTTTTTCATTGCTGCCGGTCGACCTTCGGACGCTTGGTAGAATCCGCCTGCAATCATCCGAACAATATCGAGAGCGGCCGAGGGATAGCCTGGCCGGATTCACCCATTCCGAGGAGTTGAAACGAATGCTGCGAAAGATTGCGGTCATCGGCGATGCGCTGTCGAGCGGCGGTAAGGTCCTGCCGCGCGGCGGGCCGCCGATCACCATGAATGGGCATCAGGTCGCCCTAATTGGCGGCCCGGCTTTCTGTGCCGCCTGCAAGGCGACGGGAGTCATCGCGAAATCCGGCGGCCCGTATCGGATGAGCATGTCCGGTGAAGCGGCGCTCGACCAGGACATCGTCATTTGCGGATGCCCTAAACCACCGAAGATCGTGGCGACGCTCGGCGGCGACATGTGGTGCGACGACATGGTCGAGGGACACGGCAAGGTGGTTTCGAGCCTGACCGCTACCGGCGGCGTCGCGTCGGTCAAGAAAGGCGCGTATGACGAGCAGGTCAAGGCGACCGAGCACCAGGTCGAAGGTTTGCCCTACTACATCGAAACCGCCGACGGTCGCGTGCACTTCGGCCGGCTCGACGCGAACGGCACATTGCCGCGCGTCTATACCGGTGACGATCCGGGCGCGTACACCGTTCATTGGGGCGACGATGCAATCGCCAAGCACCACGGGGAATAGTCGATGCCGCACACCAAACCGACCAAGGTCGACACGAACACGAAGAACGGCTCACAGAAGGAAGTCCCGGTAACCGCGATCACGTTCAAAGAACTTTGGGATAACTACCCTTCCGGCAACCCTTACGACGATCCGGCATACACCAACCAATGCGCCATTCGCATCAGCGTCATGCTGCATCGCGTTGGTGTCGGCATGAAGTCGTTTTCGCAGAAAACCGTCAAGCCCATGTCCGGCTCTTCGACCATCGGCCGCATTCTTCTCGACGGAAAGCCGACCGCCACGCGCGCCGATGAACTCGGCGAATGGTTGCAGCTTCAGCCGTTCGCGGGCCTGCCGAAAGCCGAAAACATCACCGGGGCAGATTGGGAATCGAAGGTGAAGGGGCGCACCGGGATTATCCAGTTCTCGCGCTACTGGACGCGCGACGGCGAAGCCACTGCGAACGCCAGCGGCGGGCACATTGATCTGTGGAACGGCTCGCGTCTGACCGTCAGCAGTGCTCCCGATGCCGTTGCGACGTATAGCCGTGTGCTCGGCCTTCATTCCCTTTTCCCTGGCACGTCGTTCGGCTGGTCCGACCTCCGCAATTCAAAGCAAATCCTCTTTTGGGAAATCAAATGATGCGGCGCATCTTAGGAACGATCGGATTCGCTGTCGCGGGCCTCGTCAGTGTGGTCGTGTGGGCGGCTATCGACACCCGTCTGTGTGCGACGTTCGCTCGCTTATGCACACCGCCGCCCGGCGAATGCGGCGGTGGCGTCGACGCGTGCGCGCCGACGATTCACGCAACCATCGACTTGTTCGCCTATCTGTTCGGGCCGCCGATCCTGTTTGCCGTGCTCGGGTTCTATCTGCTCGCGCGTCGGCGGCCGCTGCTCGCAATCGCCGGATATCTTGCGTGTGCGGTGGCCGCGCACTGGCTCGTCACGTTCATCGGCGTTCGCGTTCTGCACGTTTAAGGACGCGAGCGGCCCATGCGCCGGAAGCTTGTGCGAGCTTTTTATTGGCTTCGCTTCCGGAAGTGTGAGCGATGCCGATCCGTCGTCGGATCGTCGCGCACTTCCAATTCGAGCGCCGACGTGAAACCGGCGTCACCGGTAATCGTGTGCGTGACCTGTTTCACGAGCCACGGCGTTTGATCGATATCCGGCTTGAAGCCCGCCACAGTGACGGGCATTTCCGGAAACAGCTCGGCGCGACCGAGCGCAAGCGCATAAGACATGGTCGCCTGACTGCGGTTGACGCGGGCCAGCTCAGCCTGTGCGGCCGCGCGCGCTTCGGCTTCGGTCGCATAATCCTCCGGCAACACCTTCACATTCTTGTTGTTGTCGCCGCCGACGATGACGGACTTGCGCTTGCCCTTCGCATTCGAATGGTAGTGCGCGCGCACGGCCTGATAACTCTCGCGCTCCGCAACGTGGTAGCGATGCTGATCACCGGATTGGCGCGTCAGGTTGAGCACGGCGAGCGCCTTACCGCTGACCGTCTTGCCCGAGCCGATCGGCATGAACAACAGATTCAGATCCTTGACGTTCATGACGGCGTCGTATCGCTTCGCCAGTCGCGTGAGAAATGACAAATCGCTTTCGTGCGTCTGGTCGATGTGGGCGATCCGGGTTTTGCCGATGGTCGCTTCGACCTTTGCCGTCAGCGAGTGTCGGCCGGCGATAGTCTTCACGATATCGGCAATCGTTACGCCATGCCAACTTTTCTCCCGCCGCTGGTGCATGGTGTTCGTCATCGAGGCCGATTTGGCGCGGATCGTCAACACGTCCGGCGCGCCGCTGTGTTCGATCTCGTCGACCGTGAACGTCCCTTTGCTCGTGAGGGGTTCGCCAACCCATCCGATCGACAGTTTGATATCGGCGCCGCGCTTCGGGATGTCGAACGCCCCTTTCGAATCGTCGAGGACGATGTCGAGCATATCGGGTTCTTCCGAGCGCGATTCGGAGAGCGTCAGGCTGATGAGATTCGGCGCGAACAGGCGCGAGATGTCGCGACCGGCGAGCGTGATGCGATAGTCGGCCTGGGGTTGCTTGCGCACGATCGGTGCTTTCTGATCGATCATAAAACCTTCTTTGCCTTTTCGAGCACAATCGAAACGACGCTGCCAACCGGATCGCCGTTTATCTCCGATATCTGTTTTGCGGCCTTCACTGCCGCATCGAGGCTGATCCCGCTCGCTGTCGACAAGCCCTTGGCGGCCGCCGCCGCAGCTTCCGGGGCGAGCTTTGCAACGACGCCTATCGCCGCTGCTTTGATCGAATTGATCGACAGGTTCTTGACGTTGTTGACGACAGCCGACGCGACCTTCACAACCTCTTTCACGTCGTTTACCGCCTGCTTGGCCGCCTTGAGCGAATCTTTACCGTTACCCTTCGTTGACGCCAGCGTTTCATCGGCTACGCGTTTCAACGTCAGGTTGAATTCGATTTTCCGAGCCGTACCATCGGGTCGGTGATATGTCGAAGACTCGTTCAGGCTTTCGATGATGTACGCACCGTAGACCGTGCCAACACCGTCGACGAGCACATACGCGTTGCCAACGTCGCCCATCTTTGCCAGTTTTTCGAGCGATGCGACCGTGCCAATGTCGTTGTCGGCCGCCACCATCCCGTTGAGGGTGATCGTGTCATCGCCGGCGCCGGTGAACTGGCTGGCGTCACGCGCGCCGACGCGCGAACTGGTGCGATGCTTCCAGTTTCGTTGCCGCTGCAGTTCCTTGTACGGAGCGGTTTTCAGGCTGAAAACGAAGCTGTCGAGGGACATCATCATGTGCGTTACTCCTGCGCGGCTCAGTCGGACAGGCGCGCGCCGATGCGGGCTTGCTTCGACCGCTCGCGCCGATCCAGCTCGGCGCGCACGGCTTGCGCGATTGCCGCTGGATCAGCGCCAGCGGCCGGGTAAATGTTGATCGTGATCCCGGCAATGCCGCCGGCGGCCGCGCCTCCGGCTGCTGGCGCCGAGGCGATGGGCGGTCGGGTGTCGATGGGTACGCTTGACCGCACGAGCGGCACGGCGGCCGTTGCAGCCGGCCCGCCAAACGCTGTCACGGCAACGGTTGCGAGGCCCACGGCGGCCTTGGCAACGCGGCCCTGCTCGCCGTCTATGCCGATTGCCGCGCCCTCACCCATGAAACCGCCCAGCTCGGCGAACACCCGGCTTGGGCTATGAATCCCGAGCTTTTCCTTGAACCATGAAATCGCGTTCTCGCCGACATCGTGCAGGGCGGTTCTGAGCGCATTCATGCTGCCGGTGAAACCTGCGATCAGGCCGTCGATGATTTGCCCGCCGATCGTTGTGAAGCGGCCTACCATGCTGGTCAGGAACGAGATGATCCCATCCCAATGCCGGACGACCAAACCGAGCAGTGTCCAGTTCATGAAGAAGTCGGCGATACCCCGGCCAGCCGATATCGCCATGTCGGCAATCCACTTCCACGCCGCGCCGGCAGCCGCCTTGATTTCGTCCCAATGGCGAACGATTACGCCAAAGAGGGTCCAGTTCATAAAGTAGTTGACGACGAGCTGCGCTGCTGACACGACCCCGGCTTTGATCAAGGCCCAGATGGCCAGAGTGATCGCTTTCAGGTCGTTCCAGTGGTCGACGATGAACCCAACGACAGTCCAGTTCATCAGGAACTGCATGATCCCGTCAGCGGCGCTGCTGATGATCTGTTTGACGCTGTTCCACAACCGCGAAAAGAAACCCGTGATCGGTTCCCAGTACCGATAGATCAGGTAGGCCGCGCCCGCGATAACGGCGACGATGGCAGTAATCGCCAGCCCGATCGGCGTCATCAGCATAGCGCGACCGGCAAACATCGCCGCGCCGGAAAACACACGCCATGCTGCCGCACCGGCGCCGAGTACGCGCGACAGCAAGCCGCCTTCAATGGCGAGCGTCGACATGCTGAACTTCACAATCGCGAGTGGCCCGAGCACACCGGCGAGTGCAATCGTGAAGGTTCCCATTACAACGAGCAGCGCGGCGAGCGCGACGAGGACGACCAGGATGACCTTGGCTGCGGCGCTGTGGCGCTGGATCAGGCCAATTAGGCCGCCGAGAATCTCGCGCGTTTTGTCCAGTGCCGCGTTATAAACCGGCGTGACGCGCTCGCCGATCTCGCGCTTCAGGTCGCGCATCTTCGAGAGTGCATCGACTTCTTTCCCTTGAGTTGTAGCGGCTGCCAGGCGCGCCCCATCATCGATGCCATACGCGCCAGCGTTTAGGCGCTCGTTCTTGTGAATCTGGACCCGCTGCATGTACATGGTCGAGAACAGGTTCGCTGCGGTCCGGTTGGTGAAGATCGTCGAAATCATGTCCTTCACCTTGTCCGGATCGGTGATGCCCTTCTTCGCCATCTGCGGAAGCAACACCTTTTCCAGCCACTCGAGCGGCGACGCCTTGAATAGATCGCCGCCCATCAGGGCGCCGGGTTTGACGCGCTTAATCATCCCGATCTTGTTGTACTCGACGTTCTTCTTGTCGAGCAGGCCGAGGTTCATCATCTCCTTCGCGGCGCGTACAGTCGTCTTGCCCTGGTAGACGTTGCTGTACGCGGACATGAGGCCCGTACCAACCGCATGGCCGCCCATTTCCTGAATGAGCGGCTCCATCTGGTAGTAGAACGCGTCCTGGCGCATCTGTTTGGCCGCGACGCCACCCGTCTGGATGAAGTTGCGCCACTCGTCGCCGCCGACGCGGCCGCCAGTCGCAGACAGCACTTTCTGCACCATGTTCGCTTCTTTCTTGAACGTTGGCTCGTCTTTCGTGCCGCCGCGCAGCTCGACCACCTTCATCATGTTCATGAACTTTTCTTCAATCGCGTGCGCGTCTTCCCCGCCGAATAGCGATTCGTTGGCGAACTTCATCTTGGCGAGCGTTGGCATGACCATCTGGGCGTGATGCTCATCGGCGAAGATCGACAGCGCGTCACGCATCATCGTCATGTTGTCGGTCGTGCTGACGCCCATCATGTTCATCGAGCGCACGTACTTCTCGGCATCCTTCGTCGCCTGATCGCCGAGGCCGAGCGCGGTAATGCGCGCACGCTCGTTCGTCATCTTCTTCTCTTCGTCGAGTGTGCCCCCGAGGCCACCAATCACTCGCATTCCGGTCGAACGCGCGGCATAGCCGCCGATGGCCATGCTGCCGGCGACGCCCTGCATCGCCTGCATCTTGCCGCGCGCCGTAGCGACCTTCTTTTCGCGTTCTGAAAGCGCCTCAAGCTGGCGAGTTTGTGCCTGTATCGTGGCCGTCGTCGAGGCGATGTTCGAGCGCAGGGTGCGCTCGTGCTGCGCGAGGTTGCGCGTGTCGACGCCGGCCTGTGCCAGCCGGCGGCGCATTTCTTCGACCGATGCAGTTTGTTTTTTCTGTTCCGCGCGGAGTTGCGACGCCGCCTGACGTGCGCGGGCCAGCTCGGCGATCATCTGCTGCGACGGAGGACCAAACGCACGCAACGAACCGGCGAGCGCTTTCACGTTCGACTGCGCTGCAGCGAGCTTCGTCGTTGTCTCGGCGAGCCCCGTGCGCATTTCGCGGAATGACGCGACGGCCTTCTGCTGCTTGCCGAGTTCCGCAAGCTCGCCGCGTGTCTGTTTGAGCGACTGCGCGAGCCCCTTGTTGCTGTTCAGCACGTTTCTCAGGGGCTTCGTCATGTTGTCGATCATGTCGAACATGACGCGCAGTTTCAGGGTGTTGTTCATCGTCGGTCGTTTCGCTCATTCAGCGCCGGCGCGCACGCGCGCCCGCTCGCGCCAGTCCATCAGCTCGGCGAGGCTGAAGGCGTCCAACGTCGCCGGCGTCCAGCCGAACACCGACGCGATGTCCGCCATCGGGTCTTCTACGCGGTCTGGGAGGCCAGTTTCGATTTCACGGCCTTCGGCATCAAAAAACCCGCGAAGATACCTCCCAATTGGATGAGGTCTGCAGGATCGATGTTGGCGACGTCGGCCTCGGTCAGCGTCGGCGAGCTGATGCGCGGCAGCACCTTCGACAGCGCGGTAACGTCGAGGCTCACGAGGTCGGACAGCGACACGCCGCGCAGCTCGCCCGCTTTCGGCTTGCGCAGCGTGATCGTGTCGATCGTCTGGTTGCCGCGCACGAGCGGCGTGTCGAGCGTGAGCGTATTCGGATCGTCGTGCGCCGGCGAGTCGGGCAGATCGGTTTCGGTCGTGGTGGTTTGCTTCGTGTTCATACGGTTCCTGTCGAATGGTGGGTGAATGGCGGCCTCGCCGGGCACACCGGCCGAGGCAAAGGGTTACAGGCCGATCGCGGTGCGCAGCGCGGCGAGAAGATCGGTGCCGTTTCTCCGGTCGATCATGTTGACGAAGTCGATTTCGATGATGTCCTCGCCGTTGATCGAAAGCTTGTAGTAGCTGGCGACCGTCGTCACCTTGAACGCGGTGTCTTCCTTCGCCTTGGCCGACCCCGGATCAATCTCGCTGTGCCGGCCCTTGATCACGATCTCGACCGCGTCAACGCTCGTCGAGTCTTCGGTCTGGTAGCCGCCGGCGAAACGCAACAGCACGCCGTCGTGCTGCGTGATGCCGTACTGCTGCAGCACGCTTTTCATGAAGCCACCGGCGGTCCATTCCATCTGGATACCCTCGTTTCCGAAGTCGACCTTGATCGGGCCGCTCATGCCGCCGCCCTGGTAGTCCTCCATCTTGCGCGTCAGCTTCGGCAGCGTGATTTCCGTGACCTGCCCGACGAAGTTCTCGCCGTTCTGAAACAGGTTGAAGCCCTTGAGTTTTCTCGGCATTCCCATGTTCGATTGCTCCTATGTGTGCTGTTTCGCCGGCGATCAGGCGTTGACCTTCGACGCGAAATCCGCGAGATAGCGGTCGGTGATACGCTGGCGCAGCGTCAGGTTTTCCAGCGGCGGCACCGGCGTGTAGTCGTAGTCGATGTACGCCTGCCCGGCCTTCAGCACGTCGGTCGTGTTCGGCTCCGGGTCGAACCACGACGCCCCGCCGATCAGGTAACCGAGCGACACCCACTGGCGAAACTTGCCGTTGATGCTTTCGATGATGTCGCGCGGCAGAGACGGATTCAGCGGGCCGTCGACGTTCACCATCTGCGCGAGCGCGATCGAGTCGCCGACGACCTGGGCGGTGCGCGTGTAGTTCTCGAACGCAAACAGCGGATCATCCGAGCACGTGCGCGAGCCCCAGAAGCGATAGCCGCCCTGGTTGATCAGCGTCGTCACGTCCTGTTCGTTCAGGTAGCCGGCATCGGTCGCCGGGTCCTGCAGATCCCACGACACATCCGCGCTGATACCCGTCACGCCGTTGACGGCGACGTTCGACAGCGTCTTGTGCCAGCCGATATCGTTGTCGATCTTCGCGCGCAGGCCCATCGCGTAGGCCACGGCCGGGACTTCGACGGTTGCGTTCGCGGTGTCGTCCCACGCAAGAAAATTCGGCCAGACGACCATCAGCTCGCGCGCCGCAAACTGTTTCCGGTAGGTCGTCGCCTCTTCCTTCGTTTTCGCGCCGGCGGCGAACGCGTAGGCGAAACCCTTCAGCGACTGCGCCGTGGTGATGAGCGCATTCGCGACAGGCTGCGTGTCGAGGCCCGGCGCGCCGAGAATGCGCGGCTTTACGCCGAGCTTCGCCTGTGCGGTCAGCAGCGCTTTCATGCCGGTGTACTTCCCTTCCGCCGTCACCGTGCCGATGACGTTCGTCGTCGTCGCGGCGGCATCGGCGCCTTCCGCGACGCGCACGACGACGGTAATCGGTTTGGTCTGCGCGCCGATCGCCGTCAGCGCCTTGTGCAGCGTTCCCTGCTTTCCGGCCTTGCCGAGCGCGGCAATCACGTTCGTGACGAGAACGGGCGTGTCGAGCGGGAACGTTGTCGCGTCCGCATCCGGGGCCGTGCAGACGAGGCCGAGAATTGCCGTCGAAATCGAGCGGATCGGCCGCGACCCCTGATTGATTTCGACGAGGGTAACGCCGTGGTGATAGCTGTCCTGCGCCATGTTATTGACTCCAAGGTGATAGACGGTAGAGCGATCAGGCGATCGCGGTTACGAAATCCGGTGCCGCCGGAAGTTCGATGTACGGCCAGCCGTCCGCGTCGCTGATATCACGCAGTGCCTGCCGATATTTGATGAGCGTCGCAAACTGCCCGGAAGTCAGCGTCGTGCCACTCCCGATCAGCTTTTCGTCCTGGTGACGCGACACAAGCCAATCGGTCGTGTCCATTGCCGAATCACGCTTTGCGCGCATAGCCGCCGCAACGTCGTCGCGCGTCGGCGCAGGCGGATCGATAAGCGACGGCCGCTTGTTTCCGTCAAGCACCGCGCGTTTTCCTTGAGACTGGCCGTCGATCAACGCACGCCACTCGTCGTCGGTGATATCGACGACATTTGCGCCCGCAGGCGCGGGGCTGTCGACCGTATCGTAGAAGGCAACAACGTTGCCTTTCGCGTCGTATGAGGCTTGTTTTTGGCCCATGCTTAATAACCCATAACGATGTACATAAACGTCGTGTTGGCCAACTGGCTCTGAATGGCAGCCCCCGTCTTTCCGCCGCCTGTCCATCCATTCCAGTTGAACGTGTTGCCATCCGACATTGCGGATGAAGAAGTCCGCAGAATGCTCATTACCGAAGCGGTGTTGGGGAAGGCAATCGGGAAAGTGACGGTGCCAGTCTGGCCAGAAGTCGCCCCAAGGCCCCACTGAACAATCAGCCCGCTCGGCAGCTTCTGATAGCCGTTTGCGGAAATGGATGCGCTCCCGCGCCCTTCCGAGAAAACAAGCCACTGGTTGGCGTTGATCTTTACCAGTCGGAATGCGGTTCCAGTGACGGGGACAAAGCTGGTGGTAGTCGGAGTGCTGTCGTTGAAATAGATCTGATCCGAGCCAACACAATTGAACGTGACGGCAGCCCCCACGGAGAACGAATAGCACGCACCCAGCGGCAAGCCAACCGTTGACGGAAGCGTGATCGTGCAAGCGCCGTAAATATCCCACCCGCCGCCAGCCTGCGCCTGCGTGAGCGTTGCATTCGTTCCAGGGTTCATCGTGAACGACTGGAGATTCCCCATCGCTGTCTGTACAAACGCCGCTGTCGCCAGCTTCGTGCTGTTGTCGAACTGCGGCGGCGTTGGTGCCTTTGGCGTTCCAGTGAAAATCGGCGAGTCGAGCGCAGCCTTCAGCGCGAGCGCGTTCGTCATCGTCGTCGCGAAATTCGGATCATTGCCGAGCGCTTTGGCCAGCTCGTTCAGCGTATCGAGCGCGCCCGGCGCCGCATCCACGAGCGCGCTGATTGCCGCTTGCATCTGCACGATCGTCGCGTATTGCGGATACGGGTTCTGCGCGTCCACGAGCGCCTCGTACGCATCTTTCAGAAAGCGCGTGCGGTTCGCGAGCTGACGCAGCGGCACGTTATCGATGCCGTCCGGACCGCCCTCGACCGGATCGGACGTTTCGAACTGGCGAATGCCGGGCGTCCAGGTCGAGCTTTCAACCAAATCGGTCATGACTTGATGCTCCCTCTGTTGTATTGGCCGTCGCGATGCGCGAAGCCGTTGTAGCGAATGGGCGCCTCTCGGTAGTCCAGCGACACCAGCATCGAGCGTTGCGGCGCGTAGCGTTCGAGAACCGTTTTCAGGTTGTCCGCTTGGTCTCGCGTGATAGGTCGCGACAGCTTGACGATGTATTCCGCCCACGCGGTTTCCCGTCCGTGCACGTAATCGCCGTTGTATGTGACCGAGCCGTCGCGCCGGCGCACACGCCGGCCCTCGACAATCGTCACCTCGCCGAAGCCGAGCCGGCGGATTACTTCACGCACCGCCCAAGGCGTGCCGCGCTTCTGGTGAAGCTGAATCGCGCCCCGGATGAGCGCGCGGCGTGCGTCGTCCGATTCGGCCAGCTCCCAGCCGTCGACCGACACTTCGGCGGCCAGATACGGCAGCAGCGCAGACGGACATGTGTCCGGATTCCAGTAGTCACGAATCGGGATCGGCAGGACATCAACGGCCGCGAGCGCCGCCGCGGTGCGCGTTTCGAGCGTCGTCGCGTTCGGGGGCAGCAGCTTAGGCATAAATGCCCCCGTATTCGATGACCACTTCCACGCAATACGATGCCTGGGTGGGACTGATGGCAATATCGCCCGCCGGCTCGATCAACTCGGTTTTCGACAGGCCCGCGGCCTGGCACACGCCCTTGATCGCCGACTCGGCGACGCCGATTCCAATGCGGTGCACCTTGTCCGCATAGGCGCGCGCGTTCTTCGCCGCTTGCTCGATCAGCACATCAGCGCCCACGGCCGAACGCGTGTAGCCCTTCGCACGAATCCGATACCGGACGATTTCCGCCGACCTGACGAAAACCGTGTCATTCAGCGGCCGCTGATCTTCGGCGCTCAGTGCGGCCGCGACGGCGTCGCACAGCTCCTGCGACGCGGTGCCGTCGCCCTCGCTCGAAAGCAGCGTCACGAGCACGTCGCCCGGCTGCGGCCGCGAGCTTTGCGCGTCGATGATGCGGCCGTCGACGGCGCGCGCCTTCGTCACGTATGCGGCCGCTGGGCCGGCCACACTGAAGCCCTGCGGGGCGAGCTGAACGCGCTCGCGCAGGCTGTCGTCGCCCTCTTCCACTTCTGCGACGTTGTTCTCCGGATCGGCCGGCGTGACAACCAGCCGTTTGAGCCCGAACAGCGCCGCGCGCTGTTCCAAGTCGTTGCCTTGCGCAAATGCGAGCTGCACGGCGCGAACGGCGTCGTTGACGCGCTGACGCCACACCAGTTCACGGTAGCTGTTCTCTTGCAGCAGACGCGCCAGCGGTTCCGATTCGAGTTCGACCGTCGCGGCAATTTCCGCCTGTTCGTCGGCCGGCCAAAGCGAGATGAGCGCCGCCTTGCGCGCCGCGTAGATCGTTTCGAAGTCGAGCACTTCGAGCGCATCGGGCAGCGGCAAGCTTGCGAGGTCGATGAGGGCGGACGTGGTCATGCCGTGATCACCTCGTTCAATGGAACGCGTGCGCGCACTGCCGCGCCGGATTCGGTCGTGTAGCCCTCGATATCGACGTACTGCTTTCCGGAGAACACTTCGCCGACCGTGGCATCGTCGACCGTGATCTGCACCCGCGTGAGCACCAGACGCGGCTCCCATCGCATGAGCGCCGTCGCGATTGCGGCGTAGAGGCGCGTGCGTTCGGCGCCGTTGTTCGGCGCGTCGATCTGCGAGAACAGGTCGGACCCGAACGGCCGACGCTTCACGCACGAAGCCAACGGCGTCGAAATGATCTTGCCGATCGACTGGTAGAGGTGGTCAAGATCGGCGATTGCGCGGCCGGTCGCGGCGTTCATGCCTTTCATTTCGGCGCGCTCACGTCGTTGCCGTCGCCTTGTTCCCGGTGCGTGTGGTGCGGAAGGCTGATGCCCTGCGACTTCACGTCGCCGGTGAAATCGGCGGCGCCCTGAATCTGCATCGTCGAGCCGCCTGCGCCGCCTTTGCCCGTCATGCCGGACTCGAACGCGAACGGCCCCTTGACCGTCATCGCGCCCGTGCATGTCGTCTGCTGGGCGTCAAGTGTGATGGTCTCGGCCTGCACGGTCGCGGCCTTCGTCTGAACCGTCACAGAGCCCGGCGCGATGACGAGCATGGTCGCGCCGGCGGGCAGTTCAGCCGTGAGCGCATGCGCAGCGTGGTCGTATGCGACGACAGCACCATCGGGATAGATGCGCGTGTGCGTGTCGCCGCTGTTGGCCGGTGCCGGGAAGCCTTCGGAATAGAAGCCGCACAGCGCGACGCCCTGCGCCGGATCGCCCATCGGGCAAAGGAGAATGACCTGTTCGCCTTTGGTCGGCGGCCGCCAATCACGAACGCCGCCGGCGGCGACCGAAAGCCACGGTATCCAGTTCGTCGCGAGGTAGCCGGAGTCGTCGTCCGGATCGCCGACCGACACGCGGCAGAGTGCCGCGCCGTGGTCGACGTCCAGAATCGCGCCCTTGCGCACTGCGTTGCGGGCCAGCCGTTGAATTTCGTTAGCGTCCATGCCGCCCATCATGCCGACCGCACGCGCGCGATGCGACAGCCGCCGCATGTTGGCGGGATGGGTACAAAAAACCCCCGTGAACCGGGGGTTATCGTGCGACGTGTTTCAACAGCAGGTCGAGTATCACGTCGCAATCTTCGGGCTTCAGCCCAAGCAGTACGCGGGCCGGATACTGGTATTCTGCGCCGCCGGGCGCGACGCGCCCTCGCTCGCCGAACTGGTGGACGCGCGCGATGCCCGCGACGCGCCCATCGAAGCCGATCGCGAGGCCGTTCGCGTCCGCTTCGACCTTCAGGTATCGCGCCGTGCGCAGCTTCGCGAACATCGCAGCGCGTTTGATGCGGCCGCGCTTGTCCCGGGGCTTACCGTCTGGTTTCAGACGCGGCTTGCGCGCGTCGTAGGCGGTGCCGTCGGGGTTCTTCTGCGCCGCAATCCGCGCCTGATGGCTGCGCCGCAACGCGCGCGCGATGTCGCGCATCGCGGCGCGGCGGCCCGCCGGCTGTAGGCGGCTCAGCAACGCGGATAGCCGCGATTCGACGATGCTCAGGTCATCCATGGCTCATCGACCCATGGACCCGCCACGTCCTGCAACTTCGAATCGTCGATGTGCTCGACGATGCGCTTACCGTCGTCGTCGACCTTCACGACAATGCCTTCCGTGAGCTGCACCTTGATCGACACGTCGGCCGTCTTGTTGTTGAGAACGTCGATTTCGTAGGTGATCCCGCTCGCGTGCTCATCGGGGTTGAGCACGAGGTCCGGCTGATTGTGGCGGACCCAATCCAGCAGCGCGATAAACAGGGCGTCGGGATCGCCGCCGAAGTCCAGCAACAGGACGTTGCACACATACCGGTATTCGAACGACAGACTGCGCGCGCCCGTCGCCGCGATCGAACCTTGATCGATGAACACCGTGAGCTTTTCGGGATTGGACCCGAGCGAAGGAATTGCCGCGACGATCGCGGCGCGTAGACCGGCCGGCTTAATCATGCGTCGCCCGCTCGGCTTCGGCGTTGATCTTCGCCTGCGCCCGTTCCTGACATGCGACGATCATGTCGACCTTGGCGGCGCACATGCCCCATGCGCCCTTCGCATCGTTGAATGCCTCGTGCAGCTCGCCGTTAGTGCGAGGCGCCATCGCCGGCAGCGTGCAGCGCGTGATCGGCTGGCACTGCTGCACCGAAATCACCGGCGCCGGTGTAAGCGGGGCTTGCTGACAGGCGGGCAACGTCAGCAGGCAAAGGAGTATCGGCCCAACTGCGAACGGTCGCGTTTTCATTGATCACCTTCCTGATGTTCTGCCGGGCGGCCGCGAGCTTCGCCGCCACATTCCCCGTTGTCGCGTCGAGCTGTTGCTGTTGCGCACCCTTGTTGATGGCGTCCTGCCGCAATCCGTCGATCGCCGCGTCGCGCGACTCAACGGCCTGGCTGGAACACGCCAGCCGGTTTTTCGCGTCGTCCAGCTCGGCGCGCAGCGCGCGCACGTAGAAGAACGCAGCGACGAGCAGCGCGAGCGCGACCGCGCCGGCGACGAGCTTCGAGGCAGCCGCGTTCATGCCACCGCCTTGTCAGCACCGGCGTACTTGTCATACGCGCGTGCGAGCTTCACGTCGTACAGGTTGCGTGCGTAGTCGGGACCGTTATAGCCCTTCGCGAACACGGCCCACTTGCGGCCCTTCAGCGCCGCCAGCAGATTGGAATCGGCTGCCACGAAGCGCACGAACGCGTCGAGCTGGTCGCCCTCGCCGTTTTCCATCCGCGCGACGAAATCGTCGATGTCCGAATAGCCGAGGCGTTCCGCGTGATAGCCCATCACCTGAAACGCGCCCCAGCTTGCCGACTCGTAAGCCGCGCCGGCGTCGATCAGCTCGGCCGTCGCGAGTCGCGTATATTCCGCGGCGCCGCCCTGGTAGCCGCCGCGCGCCTGCGCGCAGATATTCGGGTATTTCGCCGCGATCGGCGCCGGATTGATGCCGCGGGCTTCGAGGCGCTTCCAGAAAACGTGACGCTCGAACAGGATCTTCGGCCGCCCATCCGACAGGAAGCCCGAGCCGGTCGATTCCACTTCGTTGACGGCGCGCACGCACGCGACCGGTACGCCGAGGGTGTCGGCCGCCTTCACGATGTCCGCGTCGGCGAGGTGCTTCGGGTCGCGCCGGCCGGTCGCAATCGCAGCGAGCGTCTTCGGGCCGGCGATGCCGTCGACGACGAGCCCGGCTTCCGTCTGCACGGCCTTGACGGCCGATTCGGTCGCTTCATCGTAGACGTGCGTCACGTCGAGCGCGTAGCCGGCGCGGATCAGCCGGCGCTGCAGCAGGCCGACATCGTCGCCCTGGTCGCCGAGGCGATGCGTTTTCATGGTTGTTCACTCCGCAAGAGGCGCGCGACGTTGCCGCGCGACGCAAACACAAACAGCGCCAGCAAGACCGCCGTCGCCGTTTCGAAGAAGCCGACGTGCTTCGCGTGTAGTGCCAGCTCAATGGCCGAACCGCCGGAGACGGCAACGAGCGCCCAGGCGACCCACGATGCACCGTGGCGATGACGCGCGCCGTTGCGCCGATAGACGAGCACGCGCGCGAGCGCGGCGAGGTGAGCGGCCAGCGCCACCAGTGCGAAAGAGATGTGCATGTCGCTCACTCCCCTTTCTTGAGGAACGCCAGCAGGTCAACCGACTTCAGGCGCTCGATGAGCTGCAGCGTGACCGTGATCACGAGCGCGGCCGCGAAGAAGCCAGCGACGCCCGTCGAGCGGATCGGCGTCGCGTTGACGATCTCCGGGGCAGCGAGATAGCCCATCACGAGGGAAATCAGCATGTACGCGACGCGCGTCAGCACGCCGATTTCTCTCGACGTGACGACAACGAGCGCCGCGCCGGTGAACGCGCCGATCAGCGCGTTTCCGTCGATGCCGGGCGCGAGGCCCGCAAGACCGATCGCGGCCGACAGCGCCGCGGCGGTTGTGGTGTTCGGTTCTGCCATGTAGCCAGCTCCCGGAATCAATCAAACAGTTGCACAAGCGGCGTCGTGCTTTCGACCGTGCCGATATCGGGCAGATAGACGACGGTGCCGATCGGGATCACGACGCCGTGATCGGCGAGGCCCGCGTTCGCTTCGAGCACCGCTTCGACCGTGCCATCCGTCCGGCCATAGTGACGCCAGCAGAGCGCGTCGACCGTATCGCCCTGCTGCGCGATGACGTTCATCGGATTGCCTTCAGATCAGCTCCACAGTGCTGCGCGGAATGCCGCGCAGGTCGTTCAACGCCCAACGCGCGTTGCGGCGCGCGCTGCAAACCGTATCGTCGAGCCGCTCGGCCTCCTGCCCGCCGGATTTCGTCGTATCGAGGTCGCGATACTTCTCGGTCACGTCGGCATGCGTCAGGTTGTAGACCGCGCGGTAGTAGAGCGACACGAGTTCGCTGACGCCGCCGATCCGCTCGGACGGCACGTCGGCAAGCGTCGCGTAACCGGCGGCCGCCTGCGCGCGCCACACCTTCAGTTCGACGTTCACGCTGCGGATTGCGTCAATCGCCGCCTCGCGCAAACGCGCGTGCGTCACGGTTCCGTCGAGCCGCGTCGCCTCGCGCAACGCCGCGATCGACACGTCGGGAAAAAACCCGTTGTTTTCGATCGCGTCCAATTCGGGCGTCGGCGCAGTCGCATCGGCCGTCGCAATAAAGCTGCTCGACATAGTCGTGACTCGGAATATGACGGCGGTGGATCGGGGTCGGGATCGCGTAGCGTCAGCCGTTGCGAACCGTCACCCGATGCCGCCGTGCCGGGGGGGCTCAGTTCGTGCGGTCGGCGCCGGCCGCCGCACTTCTCAACTCGGCTTCGAGTCGAGTGATGTCTTTTTTCACGCCGATTCGGTCGTTCAGCTCGACCGCGCGGCGCAGCATTTCGAGAGCGCCGGCCTTGTCGGATGCCTCCAACGCATAGCCGAGCGCCTTGTGCAACTTCGCGCGAATCTGGTCGTGCATGTCGTACTTTCGCGTCCGCTCCTCGACTTCCTGCAACATCGCCGCGGGAAACGCCTCGCCGGCGGCGAACGCCCGCAAACCGGCTTCGGCGAATTCTTCAGCGACGGCGGCCGGCAACGTCCTTTCGTATTGCTCGGGCAGCGTCATGCCGAAGTGCAGCGCGTATCGAGCGATAGCGAGCGCGCTGTCGTAATCGCCCACGTCCACGCACCAAATCATGACCGTGGTCAGCACGTCGTCCTGCGCGCCCTTCCCGCCTTCCAGCACGCCAGCGATGTACGCCGCGTAATCCGGCAGCACCTCGCGCTTGACCTCGATCTTTCGCGCGACGGACTGAATTTCCTTCAGCCTGCGGCGGTCGGTCCCGAGCTTCGCGAGCATCAGGTCGTAGTGTCGGTGTCCGGCCAGCGACTGGCCGGGCGCGGCGCGCGCGGCATCTTGCGCAGCGCGGACGCGCATCTGGTGACGGCGAGCGGGACTGGTCATGATCACGCTGCCGGCGCGATTTCGATGTTCTCGACCACGGCCGCACAGCCGTAGTCCTCGACGACATACGCGTCGTTGCTCGACTCGTAGAACTCGACCCGGTCGCGCTTCGCGTTGTCGACGATCGTGCGTCGACGCGCGCCGTTCTGGTAGTACAGCGACAGGTTGTCCAGACGGGTGATCAGTACCGAGTTCGCCGGGAAATACGGCGCGCTGACCGCCTGCTTGCCCCCGACGCGCTTCGCACTGACGACCAGGTCGACGGCGGCCGCTTCGGTCGCGACGTTCGCGCCATTGATGAACGGGAAAAACTTGTCGTGCAGCAGGCCACTACCGAGCACGACGACGACGGACGGATCTTCGCGATACCACTCGTCGAGCAGTTCGAGCGCGTCATACACCAGCGCGTCGATGTTCTTGTAGTCGGTGCCTGCACCCGTGCCGACCTTCACCTTGCCGGACCCTGCGGCACCTTCATGCATGACGCGGTCGGGTGCGCTCGCGCGGATTTTCTGGAGCCAGCCGATGTTCACGTCCTGCAACAGCGGATGTGCGGCACGGTCCGACGTTGCAGCGCGCGACGTGCCGTTGAAACCGATGCAGATCCGGTCGAGCGCCTGACGCTTCACGATCGCATCACGGATGCGCGTCTGGAAGTCCGGAAACTTCGCCCACGCGTCGAGGCGCGCGTACGGAATCGCCGTGTCGAAATTCGTCTGCGTGCACAGATACCCGTTGTTGTCGAGGTTCGTCGGGTCGACCGGCGTGCGATCCTTCGTCGTGGTGTCGGTCGTACTGGCGATCGGTTGGCCCACGCCGAGGCCGATTTTCGCGCCGGACTGCTCGTCGACGCCGATCATGTGGACGCTCTGCAGGAAAGCGCTCGACGCTTGAACCTTTTGCTCAAGCGTTTGCTGCACCGACGGATCGACGCTGAATTTCGTCGTCGCATCCTGAACGCCGTTCAGCTGCGCGATGTGCGCGGTGTACGCGTTGAACGCGACGCGGGTGTCGTTACGCATGGGTGAATCTCCGAATCATTGAATGGATGGACCGATGTCGTTTCGCGTGGCCGGGGCTGATCAGCAATCCGTCTTCGTGGCGCCGGTGCCGCCGGTCGCCGGCGGCCGCGGTGCGCCATTCGGTTGCGCCGACAGTTGCTCGGTCAGTTCCGCGAGCGCGGTCGCGGTCTGCGCATGCGCCTCCTTCTCGGACGACAGCGCGGCTTTCAGCGAATCGAGGTCGCCGGTCAGTTTCGCCACGGTCGCGGCCTGCTGCTGGCCGTGCGTCGCGAGCGCTTCCACGGCCTGCGTCAAGTCCGTGAAGCGCTTGTCGTCGGCCTCACCCTTGTTCTTGACGATGCCAAGCAGTTCGGCGACGCGCGAGAAGATGGACGGCGCAGGGGTCTCGAACTCGATCACGGTTTCTTCGGCGGCCGTGAACAGGTTGTCGCGGTGTTGCTTCTTGTTGGCGAACGGATTCTTGTCGCCCTGCCCGGCGGCGAATGCGAGAATTTCCGTCCCGAGGCTGGCCGGGCTGTCCGTGATGGCGAGGCCGATAAGATATGCCTGTTTGGTATCTGCGAACGACGGCGCAACCTCGATCGACGTATAGATCTTCTGCCTGTTTTCCGGCTTCGTGATCTCGACGAGTGCCGGCGTCGGTTGAATCTGCGCATACAGTGCGAGCTTCCCTTTCAGCGGGCCGTCCGCAATCGCTTCGGCGCGTAGCGCGATAACGTCGCCGTAGGAGCCGAACGGGTTCGGATTCGGGCCAGACATGGGCGCGTATCCGCGTACGTGCTCGCAGTTCACCCGCGCACCGTACAGGTCGCGGTTGTACGTGGCCGCCATCTGCGTAATCCAGTCCCGTTCGATCGTGCGACCGTCCGTCGTCGCACCTTCGACGGCGACGCGAAACCACTTCGACGTTGCAGCATGGTTGCCGGAACCCGTGGTGCTACCGATGCCGAGCGCGGCAAAGCCCGCGCCTGCGACCGCCGAACCGTGCGCGCCCATCGCGCCCAGCACGTCGGCGTGGTCCAGCAGCGTGCGACCATGCGTGACCAGTTCCGCAGCGTGTGCCGCCGCTGGTGAGAAGCAAGCGACCACGGCAGCGCCGATCGTCGCAGCGGTCGCCAACATCGAAAATCGCTTCATCGGTCGCTTCATCAAAGCCCTCTCAGGTTCCGTTCAGTGTTTTGGTTTCGTCGCCCGTCATGACGTGCGACTGGTGTAACGGAATGTTGCCGGGTTGCGCTCCGACGAACAACGATGCGCATTCGTTGCTCGGCTCGGCACAAGGGCATACGCTCCGCGCGCGCGCGCGTCGCCGGTACGCTTCCGGCATGATCGAGACAGCCGAAAATCCCACCGTTGATGACGAGCCGAGACGCGTTGCCCGTGCCTACTACTGGAAGGGGCGCGGCATCACATGGATCGCGCAATTTCTGAACGTTCCTCGCTCCACCGTCGAGTCGTGGAAGCAACGCGACCAATGGGAAAAGGCGTCGGTCGTCGATCGATGTGAGTCATCGGTCGAGGCCCGGTATATGGCTCTGGTCGAAAAGGAAGACAAGGAACCGCGCGACTTCAAGGAAATTGACCTGCTCGGCCGTGAAATCGAACGTCTGCACCGCTGCCGAAAATACGCAGAGACCGGCAAGGCGTCCGACCTAAATCCGAACATCAACGCGCGCAACGCCGGCCCGAAGAAGCGCGCGCAAAAGAATCTCATCACGCCCGAGCAGGCGAAAAAGCTGCACGAGGCATTTCTGGATGGCATGTTCGGATACCAGAAGAACTGGTATCACAACGGCAACAACCGAACGCGGAACGTGCTGAAGTCACGGCAGATCGGGGCGACGTACTACTTTTCGCACGAAGCGCTCGACGACGCGTTGCAGAGCCATCGCAACCAGATTTTTCTATCCGCGAGCCGCGCGCAGGCGCACGTCTTCCGCTCGTACATCTGCGACTTCGTGCGCAAGGTGATCGACGTCGAGCTGACGGGCGAGGTAATCGCGCTGCCCGGTTACGACGCCGAGCTGTACTTTCTCAGCACGAATTCGAGAACGGCGCAGAGCTATCACGGGAACCTCTATTTCGACGAGTATTTTTGGGTCCACGGTTTCCGCGAGCTGAACAAGGTCGCGCAGGCGATGGCTAGCCAAAAGCAATGGCGCAAGACCTACTTTTCGACGCCGTCGAGCATCTCGCATCAAGCCTACCCGTTTTGGTCAGGTGAAGCCTACAACCGCGGGCGCGCGAAGGCCGATCATATCCATCTCGATATCTCGCATGCCGCGCTGTCCGGCGGCCGCTTGTGTGAAGACAGGCAGTGGCGGCAGATCGTCACGATCGAGGACGCGGCCGCGATGGGTTGCGACCTGTTCGACCTGGACGAGCTGCGCCTGGAAAACAGCGCCGACGATTTCGCGCAGCTCTATCTCTGCCAGTTCATCGACGACAGCGCGTCGATCTTCAAGTTCGCCGATATCCAGCGATGCATGATCGACTCGTGGGAGGAATGGGACGACGTCGAATTCCTGATCCAGCGACCGTTCGGCCATCGACCTGTTTGGCTCGGATATGACCCAGCGTTGAGCGGCGATTCCGCCGGGCTCGTGATCGTGGCACCGCCGGCCGTGCCTGGCGGCAAATTCCGCGTGCTCGAAAAGATGCAATGGCGCGGGATGGATTTCGAAGCGCAGGCCGAAAGCATCCGACAGCTCACCGAACGCTACACCGTCACGTACATGGCGATCGACACGACGGGCATCGGCCAGGGCGTCTACCAGCTCGTGTCGAAGTTCTTTCCGGCCGCCGTCCCGCTGAACTACTCGCCCGAGGTGAAAGGCCGCCTCGTGCTCAAGGGGCTGTCCGTCATCGGCAATGGCCGCCTGGAATTCGATGCGGGCTGGACCGACCTCGCGCAGGCGTTCATGGCGATCCGCCGGACCATGACCGCCAGCGGCCGACAGGTGACGTATCACGCCGGCCGCAGCGAAGAAATCGGCCACGCCGACCTTGCATGGGCGTGCCTGCACGCGCTCGGCAATGAGCCGCTCGAAGGCTCGACCACCAACAACCGCAGTTTCGTGGAGATTTCCTGATGAAAAAGACCCAACGCCCGCGCGGCGCGCAGATCGCCGCCACGACGCCGGCCGCCGGCGCGGCCGCGGGCGAAGCGTTCACCTTCGGCGATCCGATGCCGGCATTGTCGCGCGCCGAAATCCTTGACTATTCGGAAGTCTGGTCGAACGGCGAATGGTTCGAGCCGCCCGTGAGCTTCGCCGGCCTGGCGAAGTCGTTTCGCGCCGGCACTCACCACGCATCGGCGATCTACTTCAAACGCAACGTGCTCGCGTCGACGTTCATCCCGCACCGACTGTTCTCGCGCGAGGCGTTTCGACGCTGGGCTCTGGATTTCATGACATTCGGAAACGGTGTCGTTGAACGCAAGCCAAACCGGCTCGGCCAAACGCTGCACTTCGAACCTGCGCCCGCGAAGTACGTGCGCCGTCGAACGGACATGGTCAACTACGTGCAGACGAACGGCTTTCAGGTGAAGTACGAATTCCCGGAGGGCTCGGTGTTTCATCTGATGGAGGCCGATATTAATCAGGAGGTCTACGGCCTGCCGGAGTATCTCGGCGCGCTGCATGCGGCCTGGTTGAACGAGTCATCGACGCTGTTCCGCCGGCGCTACTACGAAAACGGCAGTCACGCCGGCTTCATCCTGTACATGACCGATGCGGCGCAGAATCAGGCCGACGTCGATACGATCCGCGAGGCGCTGAAAAATTCGAAGGGGCCGGGCAACTTCCGAAATCTGTTCGTCTACTCGCCGAGTGGTAAGAAGGATGGCATCCAACTGATCCCGGTTTCCGAGGTCGCGGCGAAAGATGAGTTCTTCAACATCAAGAACGTGACGCGCGACGACCTGCTCGCCGCGCACCGCGTGCCGCCGCAGTTGCTCGGCATCGTCCCGAGCAATACCGGCGGTTTCGGCGCGGCCGACACCGCCGCGCGCGTGTTCGCGCGCAACGAAATCGAGCCGCTCCAGGCGCAATTCCTCGCCTTCAACGAATGGGCCGGCGACGAAATCATTCGCTTCGATCCGTATGTCCTGCCGGCGGTGGAAACGCCGTCGAATTCGGCCTAATTGTCCGGCTCTTCGTGCATTCCGCCTACCGAGCTGCGTCGAACACACCTACGACATTTGGCAACGGCCCTGCGACAGCCGGGCCTTCGCTTTGTGTGGCCTTCAGTTGCAATTCGTGTTCGTAAATGCGCCAAGCTGCGTTGACGTGCAATGCAAGCTGGTGCCGAGATGCACCGACAGCGGTTGGCGAGCATTAACTGCGTGCATGTAGTTTGCCCAAGCGTTGAGGTTGTTTGTGAACTGCTGATTGGCGATCTGCTGTGCTTGCAGTTGCCGATCCTGGTCTTGAATTAGGCGAGCCTCACGATATAGGCGCTGGGCATCGGAGGCGGCCTTGCCAATCTCGTATCGGCGCCGAGCAAATTCGCCGTAGGTGACCCGTTGCTGATAGAGCGCGACGATCAGCTCGCTGACGCGGCCTTCGGCTTCGGTCGTGTAGGCCTGCTGCTGCTCGATGTACGTTACATCGATCGGGCTCGCGTTAGGCGGAATGACGTTGATGCCATGCGCACGCTTGAGGCACGCATCTCGAAGCGTTGCCCACTTCCCAACGAGAGACCGTTCAGCAGCAGTCGGAAATTGGTCGAGAGATGCAAACTCAAACGGTGGCGCTTCGTCTTGTCGACGCATAAATTCGATCTTGTGCCGAATCGGGTTGAGCTCTGATATCGCGAAATCGGTCTCGCATTCCTTCCGAACAGCGTCGAACTGAGCCTGGATAGCATCTTGTTGAGCCTTAGCCGCGTCAGCGGCCTCTTTTCGGTGCAAGCTACCGCCGCCATTCGCGTACCCACGCGTGCCGGGCAGACAATCGGCCCAAGGAATGCCAAGCGCACAATCGGCCGGATGGTTCGCGAACCCGGGCCCCACGCTGCTGCAACCACCAAGCAAGGCGACGACAATCGCTGCCAGTTTCCTCACATCTACCGTCATTCGCGGCTCCCCTGTTTGTTGGATCTCGGTCAGCAAATTCTATCGCGCCGGTATCCGTAAAAATCGGTCATGCGTAAGCGCTCCCCGGTACGCCTCGACGAACCAAATTTCCGCATTACAGCGCCGAAACACCCCCAGCTCGGCGCCACACGCGGCGAATCGGCACTCACTCTTGTCAACGGTGCATCAATACCCCCGGATCGCGCGTCAAATCGCATCATTTTCGCAACAACCGAACCCGGCCAAGCGCGCCAGCCGGCGGGCCTGACCAACCGATTCCGCTGTGCATCAAGTGTAGGGGGACAAGAAGCGGGCAGGCGGGGAGGGGGACTGCGATTCAGGGGCGCGGCTGGCCGTGTTCAGACCACCATCCGACCCCGTCTGCACCCCGTTCCCGTCCGCCTGCCAGCCCCGCCACGGGCCTGCCGCCGCCCCGCTGATGCCTGGAGCCCCCGCAACGGGCGGCCGCTCCTAGCGGCTCCTGTCGCGTCACACCGGGGATTCCACCCTCGCCCGTTTTTGATATCACTTTCTGATTGCAGAATGATTGCATTTTCTGATATCATTTCACCATGAAATCGAAACACGCCCGCACCCTCGCCGCGATCTACACGAAACCGACCTTGGGCGGGATTGTGTTCTCGGATATCGAATCGCTCGTCGTCGCCTTGGGCGGCGCAATCCACGAAGGCGCCGGGTCGCGCATCGCCTTCGAACTGAATGGCAAGCGCCGCTACCATCACCGCCCGCATCCGGGCAAAGAGGCGAAGCGATATCAGGTGGAAGACCTGCGCGACTGGTTTATCGAAATGGGGATCAAGCCATGACCAACGCAATGACCTACAAGGGATACTTCGCCCGTATCGACTTCGACGGGCGCGACAATATCTTCGTCGGGCATGTGCTCGGCGTTGACGACAAGATCAGCTTCCACGGCTCGACCGTCGACGAGCTGACGGCCGATTTTCATGCGGCCGTCGACCACTACCTGACCGACTGCGAGCAGGCCGGCCGCAAGCCGCAAAAGCCGGCGTCCGGGAAACTGATGCTCCGCATCGATCCGGACGTACACGCGCGCGTCGGCATCGCGGCGGCCGTGTCCGGCGAAAGCGTGAACCAGTGGTCGGAAGAAGTGCTCGGCCGCGCCGCGCGCGAAGTGTTGGAGCGTGCCGCGCACGCCTGATATCGGATCTGCACAAACGACAAGGCCGCCGCGTGTTACCACGTCGGCGGCCTTTTCCATTCTCAGCCGGCTGCAGCGTCCACCGCCGGCCGGCGCCGTCACCTGAAGGCATGCCGGCGGTACGCATCCCGAATTGCCTCACCGTACTCGGCCAGCGAGTAACCCATGCGCGCTGCGCGATGCCACAGTTCTTCGCGCAGCGTGCTCGCGTAGCGATTGATGATCATCCTCTCTCGGTCCGTCGCCGGCATGATCTCCCCCTCTCGAATCGGGCCGGTACACACGGTGCGGTCGAATTCCTCGCAGCGCCGGTGATACTCGTCGGCCAGGTCGTCGAGCGCCGGATACCGCCGCTCGGGTTCGGCCAGGTAGATCCGTTCGAAGTCGCGCCGAGGCGCAGTCTCGTCCAGGTAGACCCACTCAAAGGCGCGCCGCATCGTCATGCGCCCTCTGCGTCCACGAATCGCGAAGCGGCCATCGCGATAGCCGCTGCGCGGCTGACCCCGAGACGGTCGGCGGCCGCGTCGACGCGCGCGAGCAGCGCGGGATCGATGCCGAGGCTGATCGTCTCCTTCTTCCGCCGGCCGGCCGCGCGCGCCGGCCCGACGTGGCTCGATGATTCCGGTGCGGCGGCGTCCGGTGCGCCGCCGATGAACTGATCGATCGCGGCCGCTTTGCGCGCGTCCGGTCGTTTCGTGATTGCCATGCTTATCCCCTTTCGATATTGAACCGATATCGCTTTGATATCGGTTCGCCATTGCTTCGATAGCGTTACGCCGCCAAGACAGCATCGAGCAGGCGCTCGGCTTCGGCGCATGCGATCGTGTCACGGCGCGGCATCTCGTCGACATGCAAACCGGCGGCTGCCGCGTTCGCGAATGCCTTGCGGCGCGTCAGCCGGCAATCGAGCAGGTCGAACGTGGAGAACTCGCGCAGCGCCGCGGCGGCGTCCCGGTTGTCCGGGCCGCTCACGTCGGCGAGGTTCATGAAGGCGAGCGCCTTCAGGTCGTGCACGGCGCGCGCTTCGTCGATCAGCTCTGCAATATCTTTCACCGCCCATACTTCGAACGAGCGCGGAACGAATGGGATCAAGGCAACGTCGGCGACGGTCAGCGCGGCACGCAGCGCGCTCGAATCGCGGCCGCCGGCGTCGATGATGACGTGATCGAACCCGCCAGCCTGGGCGCTCACCTGCGCACGCAGCGTCGCGCCATTCGCGTATGCCGAGGCCGCCAGCGGCGGTCGGCCGCTTTCCGCGCGCAACGTGATCGCGCTGATGCTGGATTCCTGCCGATCGCCGTCGACGAGCCACGGGCGGAAGCCCGCGAGCGACAGGCCGATAGAGAGCTGCAAAGCGATCGTCGACTTGCCGACGCCGCCCTTGGTGTTCACGACTGCGATAATCATATTGCTCCCCCGAGCATTGAACTACATTAAAACCCTATCGATTCGATATCGCTTCGATACTGAATCGCCATCGCTTGAATATCGGATCAGAATTGATCGTCTGCCAGCCGCTCGCGCCGTCGATGCTCGCGTTCGTTCGCGCGGTCGGCCGCGACGACGAGCGCCGCGAGGATCGGCACGGCGAGCGGATAGAGCACGACCGCGCCGAGGCGGCCGGCAAGTGCGACGAAGTCGACGAGCAGCTCGCCGGCGTGATCGCCGATCGAGCGCCATAGGCCGCGGTCGAACGGCGCCACGATCACGAACCACGCCGTTTTCTTCAACGCCTCGTGGTACATCATGCGGCGCCCTCGCCTCGCTTCTCGGTCTGGTTCGGCAAAACGTAACGCTCCAACAGCACCGCACCGCCATCGCGCGGGCGCAAAGCCCATACGGAAACGCGCGTGCCTGGGTGCGTGACTTCCCACATTGCGGCGCCTGGCCCAGCGATCCAGCGCGCTCGTGGTTTCGTGGTCTGCATCATTTCTCCTGTCTGTTATTCGTTGAACTCGAATTCCTGCGTCTCGCGCCGCGGCCGCTTCGGTATCGGCAGCTCCGGCGGCTCCATTTCGAGGCGTGTCCGGTAGGTGTGGCCGCACGTCACGTCGTCGCACTGGTAGTCGATCAGCCACACCGTGTCCGACTGCTTTTCCATCGAACGCGCGATGCCGCGCGCGCCGCAATGCGGGCAGGCAATCGTGAATCTCATGCCCAGGCCCCCGGCCGCATCGTCGTGCGCGCGTTGACCGGCCCGCGAAGCGGCGGCGACGGCATCACCTCAAGCTGCACGCCTTCGCGCGGCCGAGCCGACGCCGACAGCGAATGCAAAATCTCGAGCCCGGCCGGCGTCCTGTAATCACACGCGTCGCAGACGAAATACAGGCGCCGCATCGTCGCCGACATGCCTTCCGTATGGCGCGCCTCGATCTCGGCGCCGCAGCACGGACACTCGATCGTCATTTGTGACATGGGATTTCCTCGCTCTACAGGTTCCGTTGGCCCCGTTTCGCGCCGCTCACTTCCCCGCTGACGCTGTTTCCGCTTCCGCGCGCTGCGCGGTCGGTCGGCTCGGCCACCCCTGACCGCTCCGACCGCGTACAGTTATTGACACCAGTCCAAGGGCGGGCGGCTTCGCCGCCGCGCCGAACTACCCGCCATTCGTACCGCGTTGACGGTACGAAAATCTTCGTCTCGCGCGTGTACGCGCAGAGCCCGTCGACGATGCGTGCGACACCGATCGCCTCGACGCCGTGCGGCACGCGCACGGGCGCGATGCCATAGCGACCCTCGCGATGCTCGACGGTATGGCGCACGTACACCATGCGCGCCTCGCCAGCTACGCCGCCCATCGCGCGTGAGTATTCCGCCCAATCGGCCGCGTGGTCGTCGGTCTTTTGCGCTGCGGCCCATGCCGCGCGAATGCACGGCGATTCGTCTTCGCTCGGCAAGTCTTCCTCTTTCACGCGGCGCAACTCGCGCCATACGCCGACGGGCGCACCGCCGAACTGCTGGAACTGACGGATGCCCCACAAGGCCGCCCACGCCTCGACGCGCTGCGACGGCGTGATCTCGTCGTCTTCCCAGAAATCCGACTGGATCACATAGCCGTCTTTTGTCTTGTGCTCGCCGACGGCGTGCCCGTCGATGTTCTTGCTGATGTATTTCGCGACGTAACCGACGGCCGAGCCCTTCGCGCGGTCGATCATTTCGAAGCGCACGCGGTGCTTTTGCGCGCCGGGCTCGTTCCCGGAATCGCGCAAGCCGTGCTTGCGCATCACGGCGCAAAACCGTTCGATCTTTTCGGCGAACACCAGCCCGTGCCAGTGCGGCGTACCGTCGTGGTTCGGCTCGGCAACGCGCATCCCAAAGAAGACGATGCCCTCGCGCTTCAACTCGGCGCGGATGCGTTGCCATACCTTGCGCAGATACGCTTGCGCGGCGCGCGGATCGGAGTCGACGTAGCGCGGGTTTGGGCGAACCCATTCGCCCGTCGTCGTGACAGCGTGAAAGCGGCTCGGGCAAGTCAGCGTGAACATGACACCGCGAAACTTCACGTCGTCGGCCAGTTCTTCGAGCCCACGCAGCCGCGTGAACAGCTCCCCGCGCTTCATCGCCTTGTTCGAGATACCTTTCGCGGCCAGCTCGGCCAGCGTGAATTGCTGGCCGTTCTCGTTCTCCATCGTCACGGATTCGAGCGTGCGCGTGTTACGCCGGTTCTGCGCGACCCGACGCCGCACGGCGTCGTCACTCGCATACGGCTCGGCTCGGCGATGGACGTAGTGCAGGCGGATATTGCTGAATTCGAGCGCGCGGATATGCATCTTGCGCAGTTGGCGACGCCACCAAAGCTCGCAGCGCACGCGCACGACCTGTTCGACGGGATGCTCGAAATCGGGCATGCCGACGCCATATAGGCCGCACGCGTTGCGCACAACGACGAGTGCATCCGCGACGTTGAGGCCGTGCGTGCGCAGTGCCACATCGTTCGCGATGCGTCGCGCCTTCATGCAGATTTCGTGGTCGGTTGCGTCCGGTCTCACCGGCATTGCTTCCGGGGCGTGTTCGACGAGAAAGGCATCGATTGCCGCTTCGGCTGCGCCCGCGTCGAACATATGGGGCGTGCCAGCAACACGCGCACTTTCTCGGCCGGCCTCGCGTGCCTGCCGTATAGCGCGATTGAACCACTTCATCGGCACGCGCTTACGTGCCTTCTCAACAGCGGGAAGCGCCTCGACAGCCTCGCTGGCGTCTTGCTCATACACCCACATATACCGGCTCCGCCATTCGAATCTGAAAGCTCGGGCACAATACGTGCCTTGGTGTGGTGGGAACTCCCTCGCGCCAGATCAGATACCGGCCTGCAAGCCACGACATCAAACCTATTGCTACGGGAGTCCCCATGGACTTTTCAATCCTTAGTTCCGCCATCGGTGCGGGAAATGCGGCATTCGATCTCGTTAAGAACGCTGTTGCGGCCCGCGATCAGGCAAAAATAGAAGCCCGGACGGCTGAACTTGAGATCAAGATGCGAGAGATCAATCAGGCCGCACTCCATGCGCTTCAGGATGCACTTAAGGCGACACAAGATTTGAACGCGATGCAGGATAAAGCTACCGCTCTTCAACGTGAAATCGATGAGCTTAAGGCGACGACCGATGAGCGCAAACGCTATGCGCTGGTTGACATTGGCCGGCAACAGTTTGCCTATGCACTTCGCGCGAATGCACTGCGCGAGATCGATGCAGAACCCACGCCCAAGTATTACTTTTGCCAACCCTGCATGGAGTCCGATCAGAAAGTGGTACTGCAAGGCGATGGTCCACATGGCCGCCTTAAGTGCCCACGATGCTCCCTGACGCTTAGCCCGAACCGTGCTACGGACGGTCCGAGCGTCGTTTTCAGCGAGCCGCCGCGTTTCCGTGATTTCTGAATGACGTTTCACGCTCGCCTCACGCACGATGCGCTTTCGTCGAAATCGGCCATACCGGCTCCGTTCCGTCAGCAGGATGAACACCGCACCACGCGATGACGCCGACGATGGTAATCAGCCAGATCGCCCACAGCGGCATCGGCTTTTGGTTCTTCGGTTGCTTCATCAATCCCCCTATCGGTTCACCCATCGACGCCGCGCCATCTTCGTCAGCAGCGGCCGCAGCTCGCGCATCGCGGCGGCGGCGGCCTGATCGGTGCGCGCGGTGCGCGGCGGGTTGTAAACGACGAACGGGGGCACCAACACCCCCGCTCCGATGCCAAACTCGGCAAGGTCAGCGGCCAGATAATCGCGCGAGCCCTCGCCTGCACGTTCCTCGCTCGCCGCGTGCATCATGCGGCGCGACGCTCGTCGGCAGCCTGCGTCGTGACGACTGCGTCGAGCGCCTTGTCGAACGCCTCATCGCGCGTCATCAGGAATTGATCGCCCTGTCTCGCGTGTTCGGCGTACCAGTGGAATTCGCGACGCCCTTCGATGCCGATCGCGACGAAGTAGCCGCCACTCCCGATCTGATCGAAGAACGGCCCGCACTCGACCACGCCCGGCGACACGACGCGGGGCAATGCCATTTCGATGTCTGTGTCTGTCATGCGGCCTTCGCAATGGACAAGTACGAGCAGCCTTGCTCGCGTGCGCGACGGGTGCGCTCGGCGATAGCGCGGCGGCGATACTGCGCACGCTGCGCTTCGTTGTGTGCGTTCAGCTCGCGGCGAATCTCTTCGGATTCGTCGCGCACTACATTAGTAGTCCGATTCATCGTCACCATAAAAGCTCCGCTGGAAACGTCGTCGATTGATTTAACCGCGTGCGGTCGGCTGGGGTTGCGGGATGTGCGGCATGGCTCGGGCATCGGCAGGTGTGTCGGTCTGCGCGGGTTGCGAGGCGGCGAAGTGATTGATCAATGCGACTGCGGCGTCGATTGCCTCGACCGGTAACGTAATCCCGTGTGCATCACAGGCGGAAACCACATCGTCGTATGTCACGTCGGTGCGTACCGGCTCCGCAGCGGGCGATGCTCCGTAGTGATGTTCCATCGCGGACTCGATCATTTCCGCCGTGATTCTTTTCGGCACAAGCGCATAGCCGTCCGGGATCGACGCAGCGGGCGATGCCGCCGCGCGGGCATAGGCGACGCCTGCGCTGAAGCCGAGCGCCATTTCGTCCCGAGATTCTTGAATCGATTCGTCGCACGCGCCGGTTCGAAGCGCTTCCGCGCTGATCGGGCAAGTCCGCTCGTACCACGCCTCAAACGCCGCCCGCTGGTCGGCCGGCGCTACTGCCGATAGTGGGTATGGTTGGCTCACGCATAGCCTGAACGTCTCGGCACACAGTTCCGCAAAGCGCTTAGGCACGATGCGCGCACTCGAACTGTCCGGACAGCACGCCTCGTAGCCGGCTGGAATATCGCCAAGACGGCCGCACTCAGGGCAGAAGCGAATCATCTCTTCGGTCGCCACCACGGCGGGTTGCTCGACATGGAACGCAACGAAGTTGGTTCGAGCCGTGGCGTGAAGCGCGCGCCGAATCTCTGCAACAGCCGCTTCTGACAATTCGCATGTCGGCTTAAGCACGAACGCGGCTTGATCGCCAGCCGGATCACCGGCGTCAATGCCGCACCATGCGGCCGACTCAGCCGGCGCCACGTCGCCGAAGCCCTGCACGAATCCGACGCTCGCATCCGCGCTCGATCCGCACGCCTCGTCGACCGCGGCCGCCAATACGAGCGTGCGCGTGTCGGCGCGCGTCGGATGGCTCGCCGCGACGCCGTCTTGCAAATTGGCTGTCGCCCAAAGCGCGTGTTGGTGAAGCGACTGGATTTCCCACGCGTTCGTTATGATGCGATCCGCACGGCGCAGCTCGACGAACAGCGCGCGCGGCGAGCCGCCGTCAATCACGGCCTGCCGTTCGTTGGCGCGCGTGACGCCCTCGCCGATAGCGTCGTCGCGCTCATTCGCGTTCGCCCACTGCAATTTCTGGTCGAACGTCATGACACCAAGCGCGTTTCGGATGATCGTGTGCGCCGCGCGCAGCTCGTCGCGAAGTTGTTGAGCGATCGCGGCTTTGTCCGCCGAGCAGCTCGCGGCCAGTGCCGCAAGCGTGAATTCCTGGGCGCCAGTAGAGGTCGCATTCATGCGTCGCCCTCCCGATTTTGGACGCCCCGACCTGCGACGACAGCCTCACGAGTGCGCATACCCGCTTCGAAGATCTTAGCCATCGCACCTCGACGTACCGCAATGCGGATTCGCTTTCTCGCGCACGAGATTGCCTCTTTGCTCGATGCTCCATTGCCCGTGAGCATCCCGCTTTCGATGTTGCTCACGACGTAGAGCTTGTCGTCGCCGTCGACGCGGAAGCGGTTGCGGTGAACACCGAACGTCATGCCAAGGGCGTTCTTGATCACTACCGGCTCGCCTTCCACCCGCTTGAGGCCCTCGCCCATGAGGATTTCGTAGGTAATGGTCATGCCGGCACCCCAGCGCGATTCACCGCAGTCCAGTTTCGGACGATGCACTGCATTGAGTCCATCAGCGCACGCCATGCGGCGTCAGCGGTTTGGCGGGCCAGCGCGAGCGCGCTGTAACGTGACCGTGAAAATTGCAACGAAATGTGCTGCATTTGACTTCCCCTTGTTCAACCCCTGAACGGTGTACTGCGTGAAAGTCGCCCGGCGGCTGGGTAGCTATTCCAGCACCGGCGGGGTTGTGAACCGGCTGCCGGGGCGACGGTTCGGAGAATAACGTAAGACTTATGCGCTACGCAAGGGTCTTGCGCGCAAGGTCTACACGCTTTGCGCGCGCAAGAAACTTGCGCTACCCTTCAACCGGGTTGAAATTCAAGGGGTTATCAATGAAGAACTGCGACTACTACTTGGACCTCGCCAAGGCACGGGCGGGGTTGGCATCTGACTACGCCTTGAGCAAGGCGCTGGGTGCGAGCAGCACGGCGACAATCAGCAACTATCGGAAAGGCCGCAGCCACTTCGATGATGCGATGGCGATCAAGATCGCCCACCTCTGCCAGATCGATCCGGCAGAGATTCTCTTCTCGATGCAAATTGAGCGCGCAAAAAGCGACGAGGCCCGCGCTGTCTGGTCGGGGCTTCTGGAAAAATTTTCCAGGGGTTTTCGGTGGCTGGCGCTACCCGCTAACGCTTGCGGGGCTTTGATCCCGCAGGTGTAACGCCAGCTAAAGTTAGCTTCGTTGGGCGACTAGTTTTCACGTTATGTCAATTAACATATCCTGGCCGCCTGACCAATTCCGTTGGCCGCGCGTCATCGCAACCGACACGCGGCCTACCCGATTACGACTGCGAGATCCGGCGCAGGCGATCGACCACCGATTCCGAGCCAGCGGGCGCTGCGCCCGACGCGATGCGGCGGGCCTCTTCGACCGCAGCTTGTTGATCGAGCGGCTTTTGCCCGATGGCAGCCACCGTTTGCGCGGCATCAGCCGCGACGCGCGCCTGGGCCGCCGCCGCTTGCAATGCGCCGAGCCCGGTTGAAGCGGAGCCGCTGCTCGCACGCAACCGGTTCAGTTCCTCCTGCTGCTGTTGCATCAACTGGGCACGCTCGCGATCGGCCTGTGCCTGCGCGAGATTCGCCATTGCCGCGCGTGCTTTCGCATCGAACTCGTTCAGCTGGGTTTCGACGGTCCCGAGGATTTCCTGCAACGTGTCGACGAGTTGCCGGGTGCCGTCCGCCTCGGCCTGACGCCGCGGAAGATCCTGCTTGCGGCGCTCGAGATCGTCGGTGAACTGGGTCAGCGTTGCCTCGTTGATCTCCTGCTTTTCAAACTTGGCGATCAGCACGGCCGACGCCTTCACGTCCCCGTCGATGCTCGCCTTCAGTTCCGCGGCCGCGTTCTGCGCCGCGTTGTTCTTCTGCTTGGCCTCCGCCAGCTTCACCGCCACTTCATGCAGCTTCGCCTGCAGGTTGTCGCGGTCGACTTGGGTTGCCGTCTCGGGATCGAATGCGGCGATCTGCTGCGCGAGGCGATCGCCGACGGTGCCAACGTGTTTCGCAAGAAGCGACGAAACGAGTTTCCAGCCAGACATGGTGTTCTCCTTGGTGAACCTTGAGTTGCGGATGCTTGAGTTGCGGATGGATCGACGCAGCTTCGCGCCTCAGAAAACCTTGACGCGCAGCGGATCGATGGCGAGGCCGGCGAAATAGTCGATCCAGACGGCCTCCGCCGGGCGCCCGTCCATCGTCTCGACATGCTCGAAATCGATCCACAGCCGCTCGATCGGACCACTTTCCTGCGCTGGACCCGCCGGCAGGCGCCGCACGTACTGCATGAACGAATGCGTCTTCTCGACACCCTTCTCGCCGACGCTATCGTCCAGACGACGCTCCCGGCCCGTCCACGGCCGGATGTAATCGCCGCCCGGCGCATCGCGCTCGAACCCGATCGCATCGTTGCCGCCGAGCAGCGCATCGACGCGCGCCGGATTCCCTGCAAGGTGTGCGATCTGGGCAAGCTCGTCGCGATCCATGTCGTAATGGTCCTGCCCGAGGCCGTAACCGTTGCCGAGGAATGCGTCCTGTTCGTCGGCCGTCACCGGATATTCGCGGTACAGGAACTGGTAGTAGGCGATTTCGCGAACATCCTGGAAATCGTTCCTGGCCGTCATGACCTGCAGGAACGCGCCCTGCCCGTTCCGATCCGTGCCTGTGTCCGTGTACATCCGGAAGATCGATAGATCCGCGTCGGCGTCGATATGCAGGCGGCTAACCGCAACGATCGGCATCTGCGCAGCCGGCGGCACGACGAGAAGCGTCCCTTCGAGCAGCGCAAAGTCGGCCAGCACAAGCTCGATCATGCCGCCGATACGTGCGCCGAGCGGAAGTCCCGTGTCGACCCGGTCCGGTCGATCGGCGCGCGCTCGCGCAAAGTCGTCGAGGCGTTTTTCGCCAATGCGGCGAGCGAGTTCAAGGATTCCCATATTCGTTCTCAGAGGCGGTAGTTGGTGTGGGATGCATAGCGGGCTTTCCTGACCAACCACGCGCGGCGCACACGCTTGCACAGCGCAACGACGAGATAAACGGAGCAAGCAAGCATCACGGTCAACACGATCGCACCCAGGAACGGATGCTTGCTTTCCTTTGTCGCTTGTTTTGCCGTCATCGCACGCGGTTGATCGACCGTCTCCGCCTGGACATCGGATGCGGCGGTGCTGGTATCCGGCGTCGCATTGCCGCCGGATACGTGCCGATACATGGGTGCAGCGGCTGAATCGACCGCGCGCGCCGCCGGCTGCTGGACAACGACCGTCTCGTGCGGAGAACTGCTACGCCCGAGCATATAGCCGAGCAGCAGCCCGTTATTGCCACTGGATTGCGGTGCCACCACCGGCGGCGGTGCGCTACGAGCAGGCGCGCTGTACGACGGCGATGGCGACGCGTCGCTTCGCGTCCCATACGATCGCGTATTGCCGGAAGTGTCGCGGTCGAGCGAGCTGCTGCCATCGGCACTGCTGCGCGATGATTGGCTCGAATTCAGCGTTGCAGCCGCATCATGGCTCGACTGAGCGGCATACAGTGCGCCGCCGAGCGCGGTCGCGGCGATCACTTTCCTGGAACCCGAGCTGCTGAACCCGGACTTTCTGGACGTGTTGGATGTGTTAGCCGGCGAACGAGCCGACGAGTCATAGGGCGAGCTTTTGTAACTCGACGAACTGTATGAGCGGCCGTAACTCGCGCCAGACGACGAACTGCTCGAACTGGAGCTCGATGAGTAGCGGCTGGAACTTGACCCAGACGATGAACGGCTGGAACTCGAGCTGGATGACGAGGAGCGGCTCGAGCTGAAGCCTGAGCTCTTGGCAAAGGCAACCGGCGCCGTGCTACCCGTTGCAAGTGCGAAAGCGACCAATGTCGCGATGACCTGGTGGCGTGTGGCCCTCATGCTATTGACGTCCTTGTTGTTCAAATATGATCTGCTCGGGCCAGCCGGCCGGTCTCTCAGTTGCCGTTCCAGCCCGACTTCATGCGTCGATTTTCGTGTCGTCCCTGCGTCGTCCGGGCGCGAATGTCGTACGGTATGCGAGCCGAGAGCGTTCCCCTTTCGCCGCGCGCACAATCGTAGCAAGTCTGGCGAAAGCTTGCGCGATCATTTCGATGAAGTTAACGTGCCTTTCACATCGTCATTGCGGCATCCGGCCCGCCAGCCCTTCCCCCGGCATGGTCACGCAGTCCGAGCTATTGCTGCGCAAGACCGGCCTTCAATGCCTGCTGCGCGTGTTTTCGGTCCACACCGTGTGCGTACCGCTGCCGTCGTCGGCCGTGTAGCGAAACGTCACCGAATTGTTCGAGCCGACATATCCTGGCGTCACGCCATAGTGCTTGACGAACGCATCGGTATCGGCCCAAGACTATTCGCGGGTAATATTGGGCTCGCGTCGCCCGGGCATCGCGCTCACACCTGACGAGGTTAACTCGCGCGGCCTGCGGCGCCACCCGTATCCGGCCAAGACAACGCGCCGACCGCAACGCCATTAATAAAGCAATTCGATCGCTCACTGGAGACAGGCTTGAACACGGCAACCCGATCAGACATCGCACTAGATGCGGCAAGCGGACGGAACACCCTGGTGCTTGTCGTGTTCACCGCGTTGACGAACCTCGCGGACGGTGTGACCAAGGTCGCGCTGCCGCTGATGGCCACCGCGCTGACCCAGTCGCCGCTCCAGGTATCCGGCGTGTCGTTGACGCTCACGTTGCCGTGGTTGCTCGTCGCTCTG